GTCTTGGTCCATTTCTCTCTCCGTGTAATCACGGCAGAAGTTACTGCCGGGTACGGCCCCGGCCCCGGGCGGGTCGACTGGCCCGACTCAATGTCCGTGACTCTCCGTACCGTTACCGTTAGTTACCTCCGCCGCGCCTCACCGTGGAGCTTCGATCGCCTGGCATCAATGGGGGCGGGTGAGGCGCGTTGACCGACGACCGCCTCACGCTACTTCGCGACGCCCGCGATCGTCTCGTGGACGCGATGAAAGGTGAGCTGACCTGTCGACAATGCGCGCGCGGAGTCGATCCACCCCTTGCGGGGGTCATCCGCGAGCTTCGCGCCGTCCTGCTGGAGATCGATAGGATCCCGGGCTCGGGCGAGGTGAGCGAACTTGACCGCCTCGCTGACGGCATCGTCGCAGACCTCGACGCTCAACGACGCAGGCGCCAGGCTCGGTAGCCAGACGCCACGCGTGTGTCACGTGCCCTCGTACGTGCGCACCTACGGCCACGAAGTCGTCGATTTCATGGCCCAAATCGGCCGGCCGCTTGACCCCTGGCAGGCCGCCATCATCATCGATGCGTTCGGCGTGCGTGAAGATGGCCTCTGGTCGGCGTACGAACTGCTCGTGCTCGTCGCCCGACAGAACGGCAAGGGTGGCATTACTGAGGCGATCGAGCTCGGCGGCCTCTTCCTTTTCCGCGAGCCGCTCATCTTGCACTCGGCCCACCAGTTCAAGACCAGCACTTCAGCGTTCCGCAGGCTGCAGGACATTATCGACGGCTCCGACTGGCTGACCAAGCGGGTGAAAATGGTCAGTCGGTCCAAGGGCGACGAGTCGATCGAGCTCACCCGCGAGGCCGGCGGTGGCCGCCTGCAGTTCGTTGCCCGAACGCTCGGGTCCGGTCGTGGCTTGACTGGCAGCAAAAACGTCTTCGACGAAGCCTACGCGCTCACGGTCGGTCAATACGCCGCACAGACGCCGACGCTCGCGACCATCCCGAATCCGCAGATCATCTACACCTCGACGCCGCCGGACGACGACACCGGACCCATGCCCGAGGACGCGATGCTCCCCTCGGTGCGCAATCGGGGTCTCAACAGAGGCGAGCGGATCGCCATGTATGAGTGGTCGCCGCCGAAATCGTTCAACCGTAACGACGCGGCCATCTGGTACGACTGCAACCCGGCGCTCGGAATCCGGATCTCCGAGTGGTTCCTGCGCCAACAGCTCGATGCGTTCGTCCAAGCCGGACGGCCGGCGAAGTTCGATACGGAGCATCTGGGCGTCTGGCACGGCAAGGACGACATCGGCTGGCTGGCGATCCGTCACGAGGACTGGAAAGCGGCCCAGGACCCGTCGTCGACGATGAAGGGCCAGCCCGTCTACTGCGTCGAGTCCTCCTACGACCTATCGACGATCTCGATAGCCGCGGCTGGCGAACGCGAAGACGGCCTGCGACACATCGAGCTCGTGGACCGGTTCCCGACCGACGTCGGAAAGCTCGTCGGCCAACTGAAGAAACGCATCGAGAAGTTTGACCCCCTCGCGATCGTGGTCGACCCAGCCGGGCCGGCCGGATACCTGATCAACGAAATTCAGAAGCATTGCGATGTCGACGTCGCCAAACCCCCTTCACGAGCGGTTGCGGCGGCGTGCGGGTCGCTGTACGTAGGCATCGCGAGCTCCGACCCGGAATCCCGCAACGTGCGAGTGCGCCCCCACCCGGCGCTGGACGCGGCGGCCCGGGCTGCGGAGTGGCGCGACCGCGGCGACGCCCGCATCTTCGACCGGCGCAACGAGGCGGCCCCGGACGTCGCGCCCTTGATGGCCGCAGCATTGGCCGACTGGGGTTTCAACGAGGAGGCGACCTCTGCGTGGGCCTTCTTCGACTAGGAGCGGCGACATGACCCGGCGGGAAGCCCTGCTCGCGCTCGCCGTGGCGTTCGCGCTCGTCACCGCCGGACTCGCATGGCTGCTCGGCGGCGCCGGCCTCATCATCGGCGGGATCCTCGCGGCCGCGGCGACCCTTCTCGGATTCGAGCGGATTGACGAGGAGCGGCGTGGCGAAGCTCTGGAAGACGCTGTTCCGCAGCCGGGGCGAGGCTTCGCGCGCCTATGACCTGAGCTGGTATCTGCAGCAGCTAAACAACCCGTACGCCCTCCTGGGTGGCTACGGCTCGGGAACGTCCCGTGACGGCCGACCGGTAGAGGACATCCAGCACAGTTTCACGGGCTACGTAAATTCCGCGTACAAAAGCAATGGGCCGATCTTCGCGATCATCTTGTCGAGGCTGCTCCTTTTCACCGAAGCCCGTTTCCAGTGGCGTCGGCTGAAGGGTGAAAACGGCCGTCCGGGTGACCTTTTCGGCACCAAGGCGCTGTCGATCTTCGAGCGGCCGTGGCCGAACGGCAGTACCGGCGAGCTCCTCGCCCGCATGGAGCAGGACGTGTCGCTCGGCGGGAACTTCTACGCGGTCAACGAGGGCGACCGGTTGCGCCGTCTCCGGCCTGACTGGGTGTCCATTGTGCTCACCGCACCGCCGGAGGAGGCGGTCGACAGCGACGTCGTGGGATACATGTATTCGCCCGGCGGGTTGGGGCGGGGGAACCCGGAGTTCTTCACCCCGGAGGAGGCTCTGCATTGGAGCCCGATTCCCGACCCGGACGCCCAGTATCGCGGGATGTCTTGGATCACCCCCGTCGTGCGAGAAATCCAGGCCGATGACGCCGCCACTCGGCATAAGGGTGCATTTTTTACCAACGGCGCCAAGCCCGGGCTCGTCGTCTCCCTGAAAGAGAGCGTCAGGGAAGAGCAGTTCAAGCGGTTCGTGCGTGCGATGAATGAGTCCCATCAGGGATCGGACAGTGCCTACAAGACCCTGTATCTGGCCGGTGGCGCCGACGTGACCGTGGCCGGCGCGGACCTGAGGCAACTGGATTTCAAGGCGACTCAGGGGGCGGGGGAGACCCGGCTCTGTGCGGCGGGGGGCGTTCCGCCCATCATCGTCGGTTTGAGTGAGGGACTTTCCAGCGCAACGTATTCGAATTATTCGATGGCGCGCCGGAAGTTCGGTGACCACTGGGCCCGTCCGCAATGGCGCTCCGCCTGCGCCGCGCTCGCTACCATCGTCGAAGTCCCACCGATGGCCGAGCTCTGGTACGACGACCGCGACATCGCGTTCCTCCGCGAGGACCAGAAGGACGCCGCCGAAATCCAGCAGGTAAAAGCCTCCACCATCAACTCGTTCATCACCTCGGGATTCACGCCCGAGTCGGCGGTCGCTGCGGTCGACAACGACGACCGGTCCCTGCTCGTCCACTCTGGACTCGTCTCTGTCCAACTCCAGCCACCCGGCGCCGGCGTACCGACCGACGAAGTCACTGGAGACCCGCAAGCGGACGTCCCAGTTGGTGACGCCGAGCCCGCCGCTGAGCCGGTCGCCGAGGAAGCCGCTGCTGACGAAGCCGCACAGCCGGGCTAGGAGGCGGTTCGGTGCACGTCCTTGAGAACGGAATCTGCACCGAGCCCGTCGTCCGCCACCTGCCCGGCCAGCACAACCAGCAGTCCCACGGAAACGGAACCGCCGCGGTCAAGGCGTACACGCTCGACGCGTTCGAAGACCCGTACGGCCCGATCGTCGACGACCGCTACGCAGGAGACCTGCACGTCACCGTCCACGAGAACGGCGATTTCGTCCTCTCATTCGTCGACGACGACGGCGGTCGATCGGTCGTGTTCGACAGCCTCACGCCCGACGGCGCCCGGGACATCGCCGACGGCCTGGACTGGGCCACCTCGCAGGACATCCCCGAGGACGCCGAGAACGACCCTGGCACCCGCCTCGTCGATTGGGAGTACCGCGGTGAGGACGTCATGGTCGGCTACGACGCGTCCGGTGACGTGTCACTGCGCTTCCCACGCAGCGACGACGCGGACCCAGGCGATCTGAACGCGTTCGAGGTTGTGGACCTGGGCGTCGACGACGCCGCCGAGCTCGTGGAGGCGCTGCGGGACATGGCCGACGCACACGAGGACCTCGACGTGGAGCGCTCGGCCAGCCCGGCCCGCGCGGCACTTCTGGCGATCCGGGAGCGGATCGAACGCCGCTACAACCCGGATCAGTTGCGGGATCCGGGCGGCGAGGGCGGCGGCCGGTGGGTCAAGGCCGGCGCGGTTGGTGGCGCACTCACCGATGCGCTGAAACTCGCCGGGAAGATCGACCTTGGCTCCGACGAGAAGCTGCTCGGTTCCGCGAAACTCGACGCCGGCGCCGGCGGCGCGCGGATGGCGCTCACTGAACGCAACGGCGAGCGGATGCTCCGGCTCGGCCTTGGCGCTGAGGGCTATGGGAAGCCGGACCGGGAAGAGGGCATCCCGGCATGGGACGGCAACCCCACCCGCGCGCGCCTGACCGAGTCGGAACGGCAACGCCTCAACAGCGAATACGACGGCCTGATCGAGGAAGACGACACCGCCGACCCGGCCCGGCAGGAGCAGATCGCGGCCCGGCTCGCCGAAATCCGCGAACAGTTCAACGCCGACGAGATGGGATTCAACGGCACCGCCGAACTCGACGAGTACGGCGCAAGGCGTCTGGTCGACCGGATCCGACCGGCACTCGACGAGGCCCTCGAGCAGGCGAAGGTTCAAGCCGCCGCCTGGGACGAGATCGAGGCGCTCGAAGCCAAGGGCAATCCGGACCCCGCGCGGATGGCGGAACTTCGCCAGCGCGCTCGAGCGGACGACAACGACACCCTCATGTTCGTGGAAGGTGTCGTTCCCGGGAACTGGGGCGACGTCCACTTCTCAGTGGAGCTCGACGAGGACGAGCCCTACGTGCTGCTGGGCGTGAAGCCGAAAGACACCCCGGACGACTGGGGCGACGACAAGGACTGGCTCGGAACGTTCGACCCGGCAGCGACTCGCAAGTTTCTGCGCCTGCTCGACAAGTTCAGCGCCACCTCCAGCTCGGCGTCGCGCGCCTACTCACCGGAAAGCGGTTCAGCGCCGGCGAGCTCGGGTCCGAAGGGCGGCCAGTTCGCGCTCGGTGGCGGCCGGGTCGCGGCGAAGGGCAAGCGCAAGCCTGCCGGCCGGCGTCCCGCGAAGAGCCCGGCGAAGAAGGCCGCTCCCGCGAAGCCGCGCGGCCCGCTGGGTTTCGACGGCAAACGCGGCACCGGCTACGGCATCAAGGGCGGCGACCCGCAGGTGCGGACGCTGCAGTCGGTGCTCACGCGGTTGGGCTTCACCGACGCGGCCGGTGTGAGGCTCGGCGCGAACGGCAAGTACGGCCCACGCACCACAGCCGCGGTCAAGAAGCTTCAGAAATACATGGGGCTCGACCCGACCGGCAAGGTCGACGAGGACTTCATCACGAAGATCTCGAACGTGAAGAGCCGCGCCGAGCTCCGTCCACAGAAGCCGAAGCCGGCGGCGAAGCCACGCGCCCGGAAAGCGCCTGCGAGACCGACCCAACGTCCGGATCGGCAGTCGGAACGCCAGCAGACCAAACGGGTCCGCCGCTCGGCCGACGTGCACGAGATGGACAACGGCATCTGCCGCACCTGCCCACCCCCTCACATCTTCGAAAACGGCATCTGCACGACGTGCTGACCGGAGCCACACCACGTGATTGAGGGAGGTGCGTGGGTCCGATGACGCGTGCGCTGATGTCCCGCGCTGACAAGATGCCGTACGGCGACGTGCAGTACGCAGATGACGGCATGCAGCCGGACGGGATGAAGCGTTACCCCCTGGACAGTGAGGCCCACATCAGGGCCGCCTGGACATACGTCCACCAGCGGGAAAACGCCGAGAAGTACACGCCGGAGCAGCTCAAGAAGGTGATGAGCCGGATCCGGGCGGCGATGCAGTCGATCGGCGCAGAGGTCGAAGACGACGACACCGCCCGATCGAAATCGGGCGGTGTCTCTCGCCTGCCGAACCGCGCCATGCCAAGCCAAGCCGGGCCGAGCCATGCCAAGCCGGGACCAGCCTCGCCTTACCCGGACCGTTCCAGTGTATCGGCCTCGCGCTCGCGACTGTGGGCACCGCCGCCGACCTATGACCGCACGTTCCGGGTCATGGACATCGAGATCAGCCGTGCTCGCGGCGACGGCCGCGAGGTCGAGGCATATTGCGCGGTCTTCGACCAGGACGCGGAGATCCACGACCACCAGGGCCACTACTTGGAGCGGATCGATTCGAAGGCCTTCAATCGGCAGATTGGTCTCGGCATCGACCACGTGGGCGTCTTCTACCACCACGGCATGACGATCCACGGCACACCGTCCGATGTGTACAGTGTGCCGATCGGCCGGCCGTTGGAGATCCGCCCCGATGGCAAGGGATTGCGGACGGTCGCCCGCTACAACGACGGCCCGGACGCAGACCGGATCCTCGAAGCGATCCGCAACGGCGCGATCCGCGGCTACAGCTTCCGCGGCCCGATCTACGGCTCGAACCCGGACCGGCCAGCCCGGCGCAAGCCCGGCGGCCCGCTGCCGATGGTCGTGCGGACCGCGCTCGGCCTGACCGAATTTGGACCAACGCCGACACCGGCGTACGAGTCGGCCGGCATTCTCGCCGTCCGCTCGGCAACGGCGTTCCTGGAGAACCTCTCCGAGGACGACCGTGACCTGTTCAAGGCGGAGATCATCCGCATCCTGTCGCCTTCCACTCGCATCGACGAGGAGCCCGACGATCCAGACGTGGACGTCGAGGAAGACGACCTTGAGGGGCCTGACGGGGACCTCGAGGACGACTCCGAAACCGATGACGACCAGGAAGACGACGACGCCACCTCCGACCCGGAGCCAGGCACCGACGAGGACCAGCCCGCCGAACGAGCGAGGCACTCCGACCGGATCGAACTCAACCGTGCGCTGCTGCGCATGGAATTGACCCGAAGAGGAGAACGCCGTGGCTAAGCGGCGCAGCGCGGCTGACATTGCCGCCGAAATGGAAGTGATCAGGACTGACGCCCTGGCCCTCGCGGAGGCTGAAGGCACCGACGAGGAACTGGCCGAGAACATCAGCCGCGCGAACCAACTGCTGTCGCAGTGGGACGCGCTCGACACCGAACACCAGGAAGCGCTCAAGTACGAGGCCCGCATCGAAGCGGTCCGCGCGAAGGCGCTCGACGTGCGCAACACCGAACCCGGCGACGGCGCCGCACCACCGCGGTACCTGGGCGGCACCGGCCCCGAGGTGAAGAAGGACGTCGACCCGTTCGACTCCGACCCGCGCACGCTCGGCAAGGCCGAGGTCATCTCCCGCGCGATGATGGTCATCGACCGGGAGAAGCGGGTCCCGATCTCGGACGGCAACAAGGAGCACCTCGAGTACCTGATCCACCGCAGCGAGGACGAGGACGAGACGCAGTTCGACGGCAGCTACATTGCCCGGCGGACGCTGCTCACCGAGAACCCGCTGTACCGGTCGGCATTCCGCAAGTACATGCGGGGTGGTGTGGTTGCGTTCACCGGCGACGAGCAGCGTGCCGTTGCGCAGTACCAGGACTACGAGGTCCGGCGTGCCGCGTCGGAGAACACGACCACCGCGGGTGGGTTCGGTATCCCGGTGATCATCGACCCGACGATCATCCTGACCTCGGGTGCCGCGGACGCGCCGATCCTGCGCATCTGCCGCATCGAGCAGGTCACGAACAACATCTGGAAGGGTGTCAGCTCGGCCGGCATGAGCTGGTCGTTCGACACCGAGGCGGCCGAGGTCTCCGACGACATGGCGACCCTCGCGCAGCCGAGCGTGACCGTCCACATGGCACGGGGCTTCATCCCCTACTCGATCGAGGTCGGGATGGACTACCCCGGCTTCGCGATGGAGATGGGCAAGCTCCTCGACCAGGGCTACACCGACCTGCTCGCAGCGAAGACCATCACCGGCTCCGGCACCGCCGAGCCGTGGGGCATCTTCACCGCGATCGACCAGACTACGGCGTCCGAGGTCGTCACTACTACCGACGGTAGTTTTGGCGGAGAGGACGTGTTCAAGGTTTGGAACTCGCTGGCCGAGCGCTATCGGCCACGGGCGACGTGGGTTATGTCGGTGCACGTGCAGTCCGCGATCCGGAAGTTCGCCGCGTCGGCGACCGCAAACAGCGCCTACTTCACGGTCGACCTGACCGGTGGGACGTTCCGGATCAACGAGCGGCCGGTCATCCTGACCGACTACGCGCCCACGTTCGCGACCACCG